CGTCGTCAATATCAAAATCTCCTGATCTAATAAATGCTGCAATTGCTGTAGTTCCTGAACTATTAACTTGATCAGTTCCTATTTCATGAGCGTAATATATTGATGCTCCGTATTTATTTGTAATGCCGGATATTTCAGAAAAAACTGGAGTGCTTGTTGTTTCATAATCTGTTGCATAAGGTAAATTAAAAACACCTTGATCTTGATAAGTAGTTCTGTCTAAAGAACTAGTGGTCCAACAATTTTCTTGATAATTATAAGTTACACATCGATCTATTTGTAAAGATCCTGCTTTAGGATAAAACCAATTTACCTCTGTGTATAAAGTGTTGGGTGCTGAAAAAACTGTAGCAGCTGCATCGTAGTTAATTCCTAAATCTCCATTACGTGTAGTAAATACAAAATCTTCTACAAGACATGGTAAAGCTTTAACTGTACCATCGTACATAAAAAATCCACCTTCACCCGACATCCAATATACCGCGCCATTAACATAACTAGCTGCATGTTGAGCAATGCATCCACAATTAGTTCCAACTTGTCTAACACTAAATGTAAATGGTGGACCAACAAATTGAATAACATAAGCGGCTAAGTCAGTTAATACAAATACATAATCTTTACCTTGTAAAGCTGCAGTAATTTTATTTCCCGTATCTAATCTAAATGTTCCGGCAGTATTGGTAGCTTTGGGTAAATAAGTGTTAAGGTCTTCCTGATTAGAAAATCTTACAAACATTGGATCTTGTGTTGATGAATTACCAATCGTTGTTTCTGTTCCAAAATGGAATAAATGTCTGTCTCTATCTGAAACCAATGTAAATCTAGTTGCAGTTGGATTTGCAGAAGTAGAAAAACCAGATGTTGATTGTGAAGCTCTAATTGTTCGTGGATTAGTTGCTCCTGCATCCCACGTAAAAGTTTTGCCATTAAATACTGTTGCAACCAATACTTCTCCAAAATTATCTAAAGACCAATTACCAGGATCTAAAATTACATTACTTGTTCCACGTTCCGTTCCCCATGTAGAATCGCCCCACAAGTACGTGCTCCAACCATAACCTTTTGTTTGAAATGTTGGTCCTACTTCGACGTATGGATTAATACTTGCTGATCCTGAAGCAGAGGCAGCGCCCGAGGCATTAACTCTCATTTGAATTGTAAATGTATTATTGTTAGGTACAGTTAATACTTCAAAAGCCCCTGTAGTAAAATCTGATGCTACATATCCTGTAGGTGGAGTTACAGATGTAAACGTTACGTATCTTCCGACTTCTAATCCATGACTTGTTTTATTGACTGTTACATTATTTTGACTAGAAAAAGTATCAAATGTAGCTCCAGTAATAGCCGTGTCTAAAGGAGTAATATCGTAAAAAGCTTCCCCGTAATATAAAAATAAACCTTGAGATGTTCCAATAGCCGTATATCGTTCACCTTTTAAACTAGTAAACGCTAATTGAGCTCTAGCTACACCAGGCAAAGTTTCATTGGCTTGTGTAAGTTGTGTCCAACCGCCTATTTTTTCTGGTGCTGTATATCTAAAACGTACAAAATCGCCGTCTACCCATTGTCCTGGAAGAGCTGAGGGTACGCTTTGTTTATTAAAACCTGCTGCAAATTTGACTTTTTTAAGTGCCATAGCCTCAAATATATAGGTTTATGTGGAGGTTGCAACCTAAACTAACTAGGTTACATATATGTTCCAAGCCACAGATATACGTTTTTTAACGCTATCTTTTATTTGTTTGTGTATACCATGTTTGAGTATAGATGGCCATATTAAAACGTCGTCTTCTTCTGCAGTGTAACTATAGGCAGGTAAAATCCAAGAATTTAAAGAGTTTTTTTGATTTAACATTTGTTTATATAATTTAGGTTTAAGCACTCTAGCAAATGTAGCATTTCCTTCTGAAGGATTAGTAAACAAAGTAGACAAATGTTTTGCTGAATCAAAAAATATATAATGTGAACCTACAAAATCTGCATGAACATGAACATGTGGATCCATGTAATTATTTTTATCTACTACAGAATAATTTATAATTTTAATAGTTATATTTCCTTGAATGCCCAAAGAAGAAACATATTGTTTTGACATGTCTAAATATATTTTTTCTAAAAGCTTGTAGTTAGGTGTTTTAAAAAAAGTATTATGTTCGTCATCAACACTATGATGAAGGTGACTATTGGGTTCCCATTCGTTTCTTTCTTTGTCTAACTTATAATTATTAAGAATAGTATTAACGATTTCTTTTTTGTTATAGTCTTTAGGATTGACTTTGTATTTTACAATTGGAAAACCAAACAATCTATCCATTAATAAGTTGTTTGGGAAAAGCTTGAAGATTAAAATGAATAAATCTGAATGGAGTTTTACCTAAATCAACTACAAAACTATGAGGTAAATATCCATTAAATATAACCATGTCTCCTGGTTCTGGTTTGTATTGTATTGTAGATATAGCATCTGTCATTTGGTTTTTGTCTTTTTCTTTTAGCTTTGTCATTAAAGCGCCAGGTCTGGGATCGTGAAATAAAGGAAATGAAGAATCTTTACCACACTTTAAAAAATAAAAACCAGATACATGTTGATTATAATGAACGTGAGTTTCATGAGCTCCTCCACCTTTTTCAGTAAACTCTTGAACCCACAGTTCAGTAAACATCATAGTATACGCACTCATATCAAAACCTTGATTATCTAAATACCATAAAGCATTGTTTCCTACAGCATCGGTTAGTGGTTTAAAATTATTGTCCATAGTTAAACTTGTTGAATGATTAACTTCTCCAAACTTATTACCAGTTTCTTTTTTTGCTTTTTTAATGTAAGCATCACAATGTTTATTGAGATATAATAACTCTGGATAATTTTTATGCCAGATTGAAGATGAAAAAATTTTTATTTGTTTATAGTTATTGTCCATTCTAATTCCTTTAGTAAGTCTTTCATATCAACTATTTTAAGTTTTTTATTTTTAACATATTGAATTAATTCTTCAACATCTAATACAACATATTTATCTTTATATTCAAACACCATTTTATCGGCTCTTTTTTTAAAATCTCCTTTTTTACCTATAACACCTTTTATTTTCTGTATAGGTTTTAAATCAAATTTAAAAGGTTGATTTGTTCTATCTTTTATAATTCCTTCTATGTCCCATCCCAAATGTGGAGTTTTAGGTTTTTTTATATCAATTAAATAATCTTTAAAATCCATAACCAAAAGATAAACTTATTCTTGGATCTAGTCCAATACCTTGATGAATCTCTCCTCTTTTATAAGATATTAAATCTCCTGGATTAAGAATATGAATGCCATCTGCATCTCTAAAACAAGTTTGTCCTAAAACACTTAGTATTGCAACTTCATAGTCGTCTACATGAGTTGCACCACTTGAACCTGGTGCAAACGCTAAAAACATATCTAGATCCCAATGATTATTTACTTTTAAATCTTTTTTTATTTTATCACAAAATTCGTGAAAGATAGGGTGTTGATGTATATGTTTTATTTGAAATACTTCATTTAGTATTTTTCCTTCTTTGTAATCGCTTTTGTAATAACTTGTTACATTTAAGTTGATTAATATTTCAGGTAAAATATTAAATGTTATAGGTCTGTCAAACTTATAGTAATTTCTAATTATCTTGCTCATTTTTAAAAAAACTAGGAAGACCTAAATAAGGTCTTGTATCGTATAATAAATTTGTATTTTTATCTTTAGTATAGTGTAAAAACAATTGTACACATTTTTCACCTTTAAAAGGCTCTCTCCAATGTTCTAATGTACACCCTTGATACATTAAAAGATCGCCAGGTTTTAAAATTATTTCTTTACCTTTTTTATTTTTTTTACCTGATGGCTCTATAAATATAGGCCAAGAATCTCCTCCTACATTAAGCGTAGCAGAAACAGCGCAACTTGGTCTGTCTGTATGACGTCTTAGTTCATTACCTCTTCTATAATTTCTAGAATAAGAATACGTAGGAATTAATTTTAATTTAGTTTGTTTTTCAATAACCTGTTGTAATCTTAATAAAATAGTATCTCCTACAGGGTCTCCATATAAACACATACCACTATCAGGTACCTGAGGGTCCCCAATAATTCCAAACCCTGTTTCAAAAGGTGATATGTATTTTTCATTTAAAAGTTTTATTAAAACTTCTTCTTTCATCAATAAATAATTATATAAGAAATCAATTAAATCTTTATCTAAAGAATTTTTTATAACTTTAATTTTATTTTTTTTATAATTTAACTTTTTCATTAACTATATTTTTATGCTTTAATAGAGGAACATCTTTATATTTTAATTTTAAATCGGAGTCAAAGTAATGATTCATCATGTGTTTAAAAGTGTCTGGAACAAATTTATATTGTTGTTTTATGTCTGTGTTATCTTTGTAAAAACCTATTCCATACAATACTTGGATAAAGTTTTTAGACCAAAAAAGTTTATAATCACCCCCTTCAATATCTTGATCAATAGGTAATCTTCTTTTTGCTATAGACAATAATTTTTTTAGACTAGGTGGGGCATTGTTTGCAGTATAACTTTTCCAAAATTTATTATTTTTATCGTGCGGTAGATAATGTAAAAATACAAAATCTCTTATATTATTCATAATCCCTTCAACTCTATTATTATATTCTTTTCTTATACTTTCAGAATTACTTTGCAAATCGTGCATTAATAAAAAAGTTTGTTGTATTGTAGTGCCTATGGACGTAGCTTCAAGGGGTTCAATAAAGTTACCTGCTAACCCAATAGCTACACAGTTTTTAATCCAAACTTTATCTAATCTACCTGGATCAAACTTTATATGTTTTCCTATTGTTACTTCATGACCTATATCTTTTTCTATTTCTGCCTTAGCCTTGTCAACTGTAATAGACTTATCAGAAAATATATAACCATTACCATGTCTTCCTTGTACTGGTATTTTAAATCTCCACCCATGATCTAACGCTTTAGCTAATGTCCATATGTTATAGTTATCCTCATCGGGTGTTTGAAAAGTTATGGCTGAATTTACTTTTAAATATTTTTTATAAGATACCCATTTAGCCCCTAACTTATTTATTAGGACTCTTTTAAATCCCGTACAATCTATAAAAAAATCTGCTTTATATTCTTTGTTTTTACTTTTTATTAAATTAATACCTTTTTTGTTCACTTTTACTTCAGTGATAATATCATCTATTACTGTGATACCTCGTTGTTTAGATGTCTTTTCAAGAAAAATATTTAATTTATGTGTATCAAAATGAAATTGTTTACAATCAATATCAATTGGAAGTATATTCTTGTAAAGAAAATCAGGATTTAATTTTACAAATCAAAGAACTGTATTATAATTCTGGAATTGGTTTTGACAATCTTTGGTCAGTTAATATCATAACACCTACAAAAATATCTCTTGATTATGCCAACGTTGAGCAAACTCAAACTGCAATAGGGGAAACAGTAGAGTTAGACCCAACATGGAATCAATGGTCAAGAAGTGGTTATGTATGTCACATTGGTGGTTTTGCATGGAGCT